GTCACCGAGAGTGTTTAATACTTTACCGTATTCTCCGCAGTGGTAAAAGCGAATTCTCGCTGGTTGTATTGATTTTCGAAACCGTTTCATGAATTTCTGAAAGTGTTCGATTTTTAGTGTTCCGTTCTCGGGTAAATGTTCGTTGTCGTAGGTGAGTGTAATAAATGTTGATGCGTGGTGCATTTGGGCTTCGTGATACATACGAATTGCCCAGTCTGACGCTTTGCGTTCTCGGCATGCATAGCATTTGCCGCAGGGTACGACTAGCTTCGCTAATACGTTACCTACTCTTATTGCCTGTTTTTGGTTGGAGGTGAACCCTCCGCCGCGGGCATGGTAGCCCGTCAATGGTCTTGTGCATTCCATAGTTGTTTTTCCCGTCGAAGTTTTTAAGTTTTTATTAGAGGCGGATTCCGCCTCTCATTTGGCCTGTTAGCCTGTTGCGTTTGTTCATACGCGTAGCTGTTTTTTTAAACATTTTGCGTGAAGTGCTTTTTTTAACCTTTGATCGCCGTCGCATGGCTCCGCTCCTTTTTTTAAAGCTTAAGTTTTTGATTTGTGCGACTGAGTGGTGTCAGTCGTGTAGTTTATGAACAAGTAGCATAAACTACACCCTTATTCGGGCACCGTATTTTCCACTGTCGTGCTCGGAAGAGGATCTTCCTCCGCAGCCAGCGGACTGTTTAACATTCCGAGGCGTGTTGCCTCGTCTTTGTTATTTTCGTCTGTGACGAAGTCTAGGAATTGTTCCGGGTCATTGCCGAAGCGTTTACGGATGTGCGCCGGTAGTTCACTGAAGTTTTCTTGGGCTTCAATCACGATGTTCATTGCTTCGTGGAAAGTTTGACCGTCTGAAATTCCATAAGTAGGGGTTTGTCTGTTAACCCATGATATGTGGCCAGTTTTAATATATCTGGCCATAATATGGTTGATGTCTGTTTCGGCTTGTGCCGATTGTTTTGTGCGTGTTTCACCTTCAATTTTAATAGGTGAACGTTGTGAATGTCCGAATTTTCGGATTGATATATTGGAAGTCATTTTTATTCCTTCGTTTGTTTTGATCGTACCGATCGTGGATCGTACTTGTATGTGTCGCCTTTTGGTGTTTTATAGACGCCTTTAAAGCTTCTCAAGCCTTCATAAAGTCTTTTAATAGCATCTGAACTCATTATTTGGCCCATTTCGGTAGAAACGTCGCTAATATAGTCTTTGAACACTGCATAGTTGCCCTTATTTACAAGGGCGGCGGCGGTGTTGACATAAGCGCCGTTCATACCTGTTTCTCGAAGAGAAGCATTAATTTGCTTTTGAGCTTTTGGTAGATTTTTATCATAAAAATTTTCGTTTAAAAATTGCTGTTGTACTGCTTTCGCCGAATTGAGTTGCGACGAAGTTTGTAAATTTTTATTTTGTGCTAGCGCACTTGCAGTTTGATTAAATGATTGTACTCCCGCTCCGAGGGCGCTTTCTACCTTCGTAGAAGCGCCTCCGGGGGTTGATGCGGGAGATCTGGCTGCAAGTATAGGGTTTAGGCCTGCTGCTTTCATATCGGCCATAGCGCGTTGGTACGCGCTGTTAGACATTCTTTCCTGAAATGCCATTTGTTCTCTTGCGAGTTTTATATTTGTTTTATTAGCTGATTTTTGTCCGCCAAAGCCTAAGAGGCCGCTGATTGCGCCTCCTATGGCTGGTGCAAATTTTGCAGCTGTTGCTAGTGCCACCATTAGAAATGGTCGACCATGCCGGGTACGCCATATAGAGGCATTGGTCGTACACAACGCATATTGAAATACCCATCGAATAAAAATTCTGGTTCCGATGGAACCGCGATTACGCGGTCCACTGGTGGGTTATCTTCAATAAATGCTGCGTTAAGTGGTGGTAATCCGACAAAGTCTTGTGCTAAATGCCAGGCATCTAATGTGCCTGTTGCGTTTGATCGGAATTTACCTGTAACGATTGATGGTTTATAACGATATTCTGCATATCGTTCTTGATAGGCCCATGCTTCGGTGTCTACACTGGTGCCTGTGTAAACGATTTCTTGGTTTAATACGGCTTGTTCGCCAATATTGGCCAATGAAGGCCAGTAGAAATCGTAGCGGGTTTGTCTTGACCAAAGTCTGTTCAACCCTTGTTGATATGTTAAGTCTGCTCGGACATTTACAAGTCCGATCAGTGTGCAATGTTCTGTAAAGCTTTTAGTAAAGCCAATGCCGTCCATTGAGACGGTTCCCATTGCTGCAAGATTACCTTGCGGGCTTGTGCCTGTTTCTGATGTTTGTGCGATTGGGCTAATGTTAACCATTCGGGTACCCCCGCCGAGATACTCGGAGCGCCAACCGGCTGATGGTGTTGTTACGCCAAAGTGGGATTTGACGAGCTCGACATAGCGTGTTCCGCCGCGGGCGTCACGTTCCAATAATTTCTGTACTTGAAATGCTTGTCGTAGTTGATTGATTGTTGCCGCTGTCGCGTCTGATAAGTCGGCTATTAGGCCGCTTGTGTATTCTGCTGCTCCGCCTTGTGAAAGTGAAAATAATGCGTTTGTTCCGCTAGAAGTTAATTGACCCATGTCGTTTCCGGCTGATGGTCCGGCTGCAACTTGATATTGCATAGCGTTGCCGTCGCTTAGAATAGGTGCAGTTGTGCCTAAAGGTAAGTCGACGCTGTCGCCTTTTTGTGGCCATGGTAGGGCAGATGTGAAGTAATCGTGACGCTTTCCGCGTCGTTTAAGTTGGTAGCCAGCTCTTATTGCGGCTTGTCCTACGTAGTCAGGGCCGTCACCGGTAATTTCATCTATTGAATCCTGCAAATTCTGGTCTCTAAACCATTCGTTATAAACTCGGTTATAGAGCCTTGCAGGTAGAGCTGATGCATTTTCATAGGCGCGAGCTACTTGGGTGGGTAAACCCATATAATCCATTAGATCACCTTCTAAAATTACCCCCCCACTTTCTCCCATTACTGGAATCAAATAATCGATTGAATCGCCGGGGCTGTTTTGTTCTCCCATGAACTTTGTCCAGTTGTCCCATAATAATCGATTGGGACAGGAGAAAAAGAATACGTCCATGAACAGATTGTCCATGACTGGGTAGATTGGTGTAGCCATTCTTGCGAATGCTGTTAGGTCAAGTTTGAAGGTATCTCCGGGTAGAGCTTCGTCTACGAAAATGGGATAAAGGTATCCTGAGTCGAATGTTGTTTTAACAGAATGCGATCTGTTGAATGAAGACCGGGGGATTGTGATCCCCGGTACTTCGCTAAACGTGTGGTTCATATGGCTTGGGTTACGACTCATAATTGGGGACCTTTTCTATGTCTGGTTTTTTGAGTTCTAATCCGTTGTGGATTGTTTTTTTATCTGGAGTTGGTATACCAGTGTCGTCATCAAATTCTGCGATTTGATATAGGGTGTAGTCAGCTGGGTGTTTTCCGAATTGATGCTCTTGAGAATTGATACAATCACCGAATGTACGGATTGCCATCCCTGTCTCGGGTAATATAAATGGTGGTAAGTAAGCTTGTGCTTTTTCGTCATAAATTGAAAACATTCCGTATTTCATTGCGGTAACTCCCGTTTTTTTTGGTTAAGTCGGATTATTCCGATTTTGTCTTTGATGGCGAGCCGTTCGGGGCTGCGCTCATCTTTTCTGAGTTTAGCGGCTTTCTGCCTTTGATGTAAAATCTTTTTATATGTTTCTGGGTCGTCGATTTTTAGCCTAGTTGTATACGCTCGTGGTACCGGTTTGTTTTTTCCGTCTATTATGCATTCGTCATACCCCCAGATTTCTTGGTGGTGTTTTTCGAGCCACGGCATACCTATGCCGGGACGTCTGCTCATTGTTGCGTACTCTTTCTGTAGTACGTGTATTTGTCCGGTGTTGTAGTCCACTCGTTTATAATAGTCTTCTGATTGATCGCCGTTGATTTTTTTTTGTATGTAGCCTGCTACATATTTTGCGGAGTCGTAAGTTACTGTGCCCAGTTCGGATATGCCGAAGGGCCATAGTTTTTCTAAGTGTTTTGAGCGGTAAGTTGGATGTCCATTTCTGATGGACCATTGGGTTTTATCTGGAAAATCCCATCCAAAGATTATTGCATGGTAGTGGGGTCGGCCGTGGGCCTCCCGATCACCCTG